AATGATACCTTCCATTATCTCATCTACTCTACCATCTAACTTCTTAGTAGAGATATAATCTAAAAAATATAATGGTTTAGCACCACAAGTAATAATATCATTGACGCACATGGCAACAAGATCAATACCTATGGTCGTATAATCCATAGCAACCCGTGCTATATTAATCTTAGTACCAACACCATCAGTACCCGAAACTAATATAGGTTTTTCATATCCAGATGGTACTCTAAACATACCACCGAAACCACCAATAGCAGGTGCTTTTTCTTTTAATCTTTCTACAAAAGCATTACCTGCTTCTATATCAACTCCTGCATCCTTATAATTCATTTTCCATCCAAGTACTAATTGCAGCGTCATAATCAGCTGTATGCTTGAATGCCTCTAATGCAAATTTAGGACGAAGTTCATTTACTTTACCCTGATCTAATGCAAATAAAAACTCACCATACTGATTAGGATTAGTTAATATAGAAACATTAGCATGATTTTTTGCTGCTGATCTAACCATAGTTGGACCACCAATATCAATATTCTCAATTGCCTGGTTCCACGTTACATCTGGTTTAGCAACTGTTTCTTTAAAAGGATATAAATTAACTACAACAATATCAATAAGTTCTATACAATTTGCTTTCCTATCTGCATCATGAAGTTCATCATTACGTTTAGCCAGAATACCACCATGAATTTTTGGATGCAATGTTTTTACTCTACCTCCAAGAATTTCGGGGGATCCAGTATATTCAGATACCTTCATCACCGATATATTTTCTTCACTAATAACTTTATGGGTTCCACCACTAGAAATAAGAGTATAACCATAGTCTACTAAAGATCTTGCAAAATCAACAATACCTTCTTTATTTGATACACTTAATAATGCGTAACTCATAATTCTCCTAATGTAAATAAACTCCTAAGTTCTAATCCATGCGTGGTTATATTCTCATAACCACCTTCTTGACGATCCAAAATTGCAACAACTCTTTCTACTCTAAATCCAACATCACGTAATTTTTCAACTGCTTTAAGAGCAGAACCACCTGTTGTAATAACATCTTCTAAGACAGTTACTTTAGCACCCACAATTGGTAATGGGCCTTCAATCCATGCTTGTGTACCATGTCCCTTTGCTTCTTTACGCACAATCAGAGCAGCAAGTTTAGTTCTTCTTTCAAAATCCAACCAAGATGTCATTGCAGTTGCACATACTAAAGGATCTGCACCTAGTGTAAGACCTGCTACTGCCTGCGAATCTTCCTCTACTTCTTCAAGAAATAAACTCCCAACCAAGGTAAGACCTTCCCCACCCAAAGTGACAGGTTTACAATTTACATAGTGCTCACTAGTCTCTACATTTGCTCTGTACTTTTCGATGTCTCCTCTTGCGTGTGCTATAAGAGCATTGATCATTTGATCTCTTAGTTGACTCATCGGTCTCCCTCCTTACGGTTTTCTGAATAGTAGACATCAAAGTCTCCACCCGGATATCTCTTCTTTAATTTATCTACATTACCAGATACTACGTCATCAATTGAAACATCTAATGCCATGCATGCTTGCATCACGTACCACATAACGTCACCCAACTCAATAATAAGATGTTCTCGATTATCGTCGTTCCAAGGCTTACCTTGGAAAACCATCTTCTTAACGATTTCCATAAATTCACCACCTTCAGCACTAATGCCAACAGCAGCAGTGGTAAGGCGATTAATATTGGCACCTTTTCCGTCAAGAGCACTAAGACTCTCAATAAAAGATTTATAATCCTTACTGGGATCGGATGTGACACCATCCACGAATAGAAGGTACTTAGACAAGTCAACACTTTTAGTCATTTTTCTTTTTCAAAGGTGCATAATTTGTATTAGGAATGAATAATCTCTTAGGAGTACCAACATTCTTTACTGCTTGTGTAGATTGTTGCAGTTGCTCCACAGCAGCAATCACTCCTTCATGTTCTTGCCATTCCCAAATCTGTTTATGTTTGGGGTTTTTCTTCTCAATTGTATATGTTCTTAAAGTCATAATTTGTATTAAAAAATTATATGTTGGAAAAGTTGGGATTGACTTTCAGTAGGAAGAGGTTGAGGAGGATCAATTTTTTTATAAGTTAATTGTTGCACATCCTTATTCAACTCTATTAAATCTTGTGCATGTTTTTCAAATCCACAATCAGCATACTGTTGTCCCTTTTCATCAAAGACACGATAAAAAGTCTTATCATGTACATACCTAGAACTTGAATCCATCGAACGTTTTTTTAGGTTTTGATTCTTCGTTATTATACTCCTCTTCTTGACCACTGTCAACTATATCTTCCTGAGCACTTTGCTCACAATCATATAATCTCATCTTGGCACGATCAATACCCACCACAAATCTCTTAAAAATAGTAGGATCATTATATCTATTCTTCAATTGCTTCACCATAATCTGATTCATCCCCTCCAATTCCTCAGTAGAAATAAGAGCAAACATAAGGTCAGCGGTAGCTGGAAGCCCAAAAGATTCACTGGTATCTGTAAGGTCAACGTCAGAACTAGCAAAGCCGCTACGAGTAGTTTGAGTAGCACTGACGATAGGAAGATTCGCTTCCACGGCCAACCCCCTAAGTTCTTCCGCAATTGCTTTAATGTAGGAATACGAATTGACATTACTCCCTGCTCTGTATCGAGACGATGCACATATATTTAAATAATCAATAAAAATAATATCTGGTTTAAATGATTTCTTCAAAGATAATTCATTCAATAAAGATTTAAAATGACCACTATGAGCAGAAGCAGTAGGATATTCTTTTATAATTAAAGTTCCTTGTGTCTTCTGTGCTAAATTAGTTACTTTATTCTCAAAAGTCTTCCTAGGAAGATCTACTATATTTTGAATATTTACATTCAATAAATTAGCATCAATTCTCTCAGCAATCTTTTCCTCAGACATCTCAAGCGTGATGTATAGTACGTTCTTTCCTTGTAAAAGAACTCCACTTGCGACGTGACACATAAACAAAGACTTACCAACACCAGTGCCAGCGAGAGCAATGTTAAGTGTCTTATTCGGAATGCCACCCTTTGTAATCTTGTTGAAATATTCCAAATCAAAGGGAATAAGATCTTCCTTTCTGTGGTAAGCATCATAACGTTCTTCATAATCTTGTAGATAATCGTGTCCTATATGATTATCGAAAGACACAGCCAAAGCATCAGACAAAATACTAGGAATAGCATCCCTTCCTTTCTTGTCATCTTGTCCATCAGCAAGCGCAATAGATTCCATGAGTGCCAAATATATAGCACGATCACGACACCATTTCTCTGTAGAATCAATTAACCACTGATTTTCTACAACCGAATCCGTAAAGGAGTCATTAATATCTCTAACTTCCTTTATTTCAGATTCTGTCAAATCCGTCCTATTTTCTGTCTCAATATTAAGAGCCTCAATCGTAATCGCCGACCCATACTTAACAATAAACTGAGATATTTCTTCAAAGATAACCTTCTCAGTTCTTTGCTCAAAATATTCTGGTTTAATAAAAGGAATTACTTTGCGAGAATAATCTTCATTAAATATTAAATTGCGAAGGATAGTAGTCTCAATTCGTTCCATAAGAGAAAATCTGTTTGGCAATGCCATCAAGTTTGTTCATTATATCATCAGAAAAGTACTCAGTCGGGTTTGCCAATATTTGTTTGGCGTATATTTTTTTTCCATCGAATTCATATCTCCCTGCAACATTTTTCCAGAGTCCCCCAGCCTCACCCAGTTCCAATAGACCATAGTAACGGTCAAGACCACGATGATCGTAAAATAAACGTATTTCAACTACTTTATTTTCTTTAGAGAGTCGTGACTTTGCTGTCTTAGCTTTAATAAGGTTTCCAACAACCTCTTTCTGATCCTTTTCCTTTTTTTTGCTGAGATAAATGATCGTACTCGCGGCATATTTGAGACCAGAGCCGCCTCCCATTTCTTTAGTTGGGACATAAGAACCGATGACATCGTAAGTGTGATTTGTAACTATAAGTGGAATATTTGCTTGCCCTAACTTCAAAGTTAACATCCTAAAAGCACCTTTCACAAGTTGGGATTTAGTCATATCCCTCACCTGTTTGTCATTTAATGCATCGGTGATTTCTTTTTCTGTTGAGAGCATACCTAAAGAGTCTAACACAAACATGCAAGGTTTGCGTTCTTCTATAGGCATCTGTAAATATTTATCAACTGCCTTTAATGCTTTAGACCTAAACTCCTCAATCGTTACTACATTAACAACAACCAACCTATTTAAATCAATACCACGCGACTCAAGTAATGGTTTATTAACGGCGGCTTCAGTATCAAAATAGAGACAATAACCATCAGGATTAGAATCAAGGAAATTCTTAACCACTGCGAGGGAGAAAAAAGTTTTCCCAGTACTAGACTCACCAGCAATGGCAGTAATCTTATTAGAAGATACGCCGCCATAAATGGAACCGCTAACCAGTCCATTAAAGATGTACGATCCGGTATCGACGAATCTTTCTGTTCCTTCGATGTCTGCTGCGAGTTGGGTGTACTCATCTCCTATTTCTTTTACTATATCTTGAAGAAAATCCATATTACTTATGATTAAAAAATAATGTTAATGTCATTCTATATCGAGGGCCTTTGATTGATTGTGGTCTAATAGCATGTGGCGTGTTTCCATCGAATAAAATTATTCTACCAGGTTTATATACTGATGTAAAGAGAACTTCATCCAAATTAGATGAATTGTAAAAAATAGTCTCACCATGCCACCCATCTCTCCATTCTAAATTAACATAGTACAAAACCGCAGATTGATCAGGATGAACATGTATATAATGGACATCTGCATTTTGAGTTAAATTTAATACAATAAGATGAAGATTTCTATGGGTAAACCAAGGAACTTTCTGAATACATTGATCAATATAAGGGAAAATACCACTTTTATTTAATCTCTCTTCCGACCAACAACTATGAAGGCAAGGAGTTGCTTTCTCAACTTCCATTTCACTATCAGGCCAACCCAAACGAAAGGTAGACTTAGAACAAAGTTGAAATATATTATCCCTAGTTTTAAATGGAATTATATTGTCAAAATATTCTACACTCATTATATACTTTCATTCAAAACCTCTCCTGATAATTCATACTCTTCCCTAACTCCTCTCAATTCATCTTTAAGTTTATGGTACAAAGCTGCATCACCTCCTAATGAAAGAGCATTTACAATTGTTTTTAGATCCTTTTGATCGATAGGTAATTCCATTAGGAAAAAAATAGTTCTAAGTTTACAGTTTTCTCGACATTCCAACCTATGGCATCAAGAATTGCTTTGAGAGGTTCTACAAAACTCTTCTCAAATTGTAGATCGTAGTCGATATATTTGTCAAGACCAAGTTCTCTAGGAAAATCCTGAATAAAAGAAACAACATTCTCCTGTATAATATTGGGTTTTTTTAAATAGAGAAACTTGACTTTTTCTCCATTACCAATGAGTGAGTATTTATTAGTCAACTTTTTCTGTTTAACATAATAGTTGAATAACAATGCACCCCGTATATGTATAGGAGTTCCTTTCGCATATATTGTGGAATGTGCCTGATATTTACGAACATCAGATGCTGTACGTGGAAATGCAATATCTTCTGGTGGAAGTGTTTTAAATTCTTTACGGCATTTATCAATATAATCAATCACATCATCCTCAGTCGCATTCATCATTAATTTGAGTGCATCCTTAATCATAGTACGACACGGTGCAGGAGTTGAAGACTTCACTGCCTCAATACCCATCATTTTTAATTTGGGTTCCTCATACCTTACACCTTCACTATCCCATACGTTTAAAATATATCTTTTCTTAGCAGTCCATATACCACGATCAGCAATGTTCTCACGTTTCATGAACATCTTCTGGTCATAAGCATTTACGTAGGATGCCAATTCTTCATAAGCACTCTCAATATAAGGCTCAAATTCCATTTCACAGATCTTATTAAGGAACGTGACAACGCCCTCATTAGTTTTCTCTCTGCCCTTGTATACAGCCTCGACCAAAGGACCCAAATTAAGATAAATGGAATCAGTATCTGAAGCAATAACATAATCTTCTCCGTCAGTTTTTAAAATCTTATTAATATGAGCATTCATCTTATCCTCTATCCAGCGGATAGAGACTTGTCCTGAAAGAGTGATTGCTTCAGCATTTGCAAGTTTGTAATATCTAAAATACTGGTTCCCAATAGCACCATAGGCAGAGTTGAGTTGAATCTTTCTAGCCATTTGAATATTATTACATCTAGCAATCTCTTTAGTAAGAGTATTTGATGGATTATTTTCATATTCCTGCTTTGCAACAAGCATCTTCTTTTTATATATTGTGCGATCCTTATAAATCTTCTCCATCAATTCTGGTAAAAATCCACGCACATCCTTTCTATATTGTGCTCCATTAGCACAAACAGCATATTCACCATCAATATCAATATTTTGATTTAAAAGCCCTTCAACGCTCGCGCTGGGATGTCTAGTCTCCCGGAGGGTTTCTGGACTGATATTGTACTGCATGATAAGATGAGGGTATAGAGAGTTAAGGTCAAAACTAACCACCCAATCATACTTTCCTGGTTTCGGTTCCTTAACATAAGCTCCTGCGTATTTTGCGTCCTTATCGGATCTTTCTTTTGGTGGAATAACTATATTCCGTTTCTTTAAATAATTATAGATTATCGTATCCCACATACGAACCTGAGAAAATACATCAGCATAATTTGCCTTTGCGTCATATGCCATAACAATGGCAAGTTCAATCAGTTTCATCTTGTCTTCCATACGGTCAACAAGTTCCACGTCAATTATATTATATTCTACAAATTTCTGCCACCCTTTTGTATAGAAATCCTTAAACGTATCAAACTCACTGTGATCTAATTTCTTCTGTCCAAGTTCTACACTAGCAATATAATCCAACCTATAAGACTCCTGTGCCTTATAAGTAAACTTCTTATAAAGATTAAGATAATCTAACTGAGTTACACCACCAATATCATAAGAAATATTTTTACGGCCCATAATATGGATTTCACGTTCAGTGACCAATCCCCATGGAGACATACGACGCATCAATTTCTCACCAAGGATTCTATCAAGACGACGACAAAGATATGGAATATCATATAACTCACTATTCCATCCAGTCACAACTTCTGGTGTATTATCCTCTATCATCCACCAATTAATAAAATCAGTCAGAAGTTCATACTCAGTTCTAAACCCCTTATAAAGAACATTCTTTTGCTTATTATTAAAATTACCCAATCCCCATGTTCTTATCTGCTTAGTATTATAATCCTGTAACGTAATAAGAAGAATCTCCTCCGCAGCAGATTCTACATCAGGAAATCCATTTTCGGAGGCAACCTCAATATCAATTGTTGTTATCTTAATTTTACTAGTATCAAACTTTATCTCTTCCTCAGGATACTTCTCAGAAATATACTGATATATAAATCTCTCATTACCATAAATCTTAAAATTCTCTACCCCATCATATTTCTTTATAAACTCACGGCAATCCCTCACAGAACCAGGTTCCACCGATTCTACATACTCTCCATCCAAAGTTTTATATTTTGTTCTCTTCTTAGCAGGAACAAATAACGTTGGATAAAACTTCTCACGAGTTGCGAAATGTCTTCCATTTTCATATCCACGAACCAAAAAGTTGTCACCAACCATCTGGACATTAGTATAGAATCGCATTATTTAATAAGGGCCTGATACTTTTCAATAATATTAGCAGAGGGTTCTGCAAGAGTTATTATTTTATCAGAACTAATCATAAATTCACTATCTCTTGTGACACTTATTAAAAATTGTTCAAGTGTCCCATCATTAAGAGTTGTTGATTCGTCAGTACTATCAGTTTGATTATTTTCGACATTGTACTTTTGCTCATACATTTCCCGTAGACTATCTATTGGTTCTACAATCGTAACTACCCAATCTGTAGGAACCGGAATCTTTTCATCCTTAGAAAAAATAATCCAAGGTGATAATGAAACTTCCAGACTACTACGAGAAGAATTCTTTTCTTCTGTTAAAACAATAGGAGTTTTATATCTTACAGAATGTGGTTTAGTAAAAAGATATCCACAAACCTTATCATCTGATATGAGTTCTTTAGCATCAGATATTACAGACTCACCAGATTTTAATAATGCGAGTTTAATTGACATTTTCCTTTAATTGATTAGTGTGGGAGGTAAGATTTGAGTATGCTTACAAACACAGGGCATTGCTACTCTTAGTAAATGTTACTGTGCTGCATGAATCCTCCTGGTAAGAAGTTCTGTGGGCCAAACCACAGCGAGCACCACCTCTGATTCATCACCTTAACCAGCCTATTGCCAGCAAATTTAATTCAGTCACTCCCATGTTGGTTCCGTCGAATCAACAAAGATAGTATAACATAAAAAAAGAGAACCGTCAATGGCGGCCCTCTTTCCCATCTCGAACTCATTTGTATTTAGAGATATTCCTTACGAGCATGATGTTCTGGAACTATCTTACCCAACTTAACGGTGAGAAGTCCATCTTCAAAAATAACATCCTTTATTTCAACATCCTCAGAAAGAGTCCATGCTCTTTGGAATGATCTATGTGCTAGTCCCTTATGGACATATTCAGACTCATCTTTATCTGTCTTATCTGCTGTTACAAAAAGTTTACCATACTCAGTATAAACTTTTACTTCTTTCTTTTTAAATCCTGCTAGTGCAATTTCTAGCCTGGACTCAACATTATTTACATGAATCAAATTATATGGTGGATAATTTGAAGTTACATCCTGATCAAAGAATGTATCAAAAAAATTATCTAATCCTATACTGTTCTTGGTGATTCTATCCATCAACTGTGGAAGATCAGAAGAACGATATCTTTGTAGGTTACCCATGATAGTAGCTCCTTTTTAAGCGAGTTTGTGTTTTAATGTCCCCGAAGGCGACACTACTATTTAATCAAAAACACTTAAAATTGTCAGTGTGGAATACCCCATATATGAGTACAGTAATCCCTAATAGATCTATCAGAAGAAAAGAAACCAGAACGCGCAACATTCATTAAAGACATACGCTGCCAAGACTTCCAATCTTTCCAAGCACTACTTACTCTATCTTGAGCATCACAATAATCAGAGAAATCTGCCATAACACAGAAAGGATCGTTATTTAAAAGATTATCCAACAAAGGTTTGAAAGTATACTTATCACCATTACTGAAATGTCCACCTTTAATAAGATTAATTACTTCATCAAGTTCAGAACTCATATAACTCTTAGGATCATACCCATTAGCCCATAAATCTGCTATTCCTTTTTCATCATGTCCAAAGAGGAAAAAGTTCTCTTCTCCTACAAGATCACGTATCTCTACATTAGCACCATCCAATGTCCCAATAGTTACCGCACCATTCATCTGAAACTTCATATTCCCTGTACCTGATGCTTCCTTACCAGCAGTAGAAATTTGTTCCGATAAATCAGCAGCCGGATATACCTTCTCTCCCAATTTAACACTGTAATTGGGCAAGAAAATTACTCTCAACTGACCATCCATATCAGGATCAGTATTAACTACTTCCGCAAGATTACAAATAAAATTAATAATATGCTTAGCAAAATAATATCCTGGGGCTGCTTTACCACCGAATATTACTGTCCGAGGTACTATCTCAACACCATTCTTAATACGAAGATACTGAGACACTACCCAAAGTGCAAGAAGATGTTGTCTCTTATATTCATGGATCCTTTTCACTTGTACATCAAACATACTAGAGGGATCCACAGATATACCCAATTCATCGTGAATATAATTAGCAAGTCTATGCTTACCAATTACTTTGGATTCTGCAAATTTCTCTATAAGATCTACATTATCGATATCCTTTTCCAAATTCCTAAGTTGTTCTCCATCAGTAATCCATCCTGGTGCATATTGATCCAGAACCTCAACTAAACATGGATTAGCAGAAGCAACCCATCTTCTAGGAGTAACCCCATTAGTGACGTTAGTAAACTTATGTGGCCATAAATCATTAAACTCTGGCATTAATTGAGTCTTAACTAATTCAGAATGTAATGCTGCAACTCCATTTACATGATGAGATCCAATAGTTGCAAGGTTTGCCATACGTACTGACTTATTACCAACCTCATCAATAATAGACATCTTTTCTAACATTCTATCATCACCAGGATAACGAAGTCTTACTACCTGCAAGAACCTCCGATTAATCTCATAGATAATCTCCATGTGTCTGGGTAAAAGAGTCTTAAAGAGTTTAAGATCCCATTTCTCTAATGCTTCTGGTAAAAGAGTATGATTAGTATATGCAATACTAGCACTCACA